ACCCTGACGGAGGCGCGGGAATGAGCGACACCAATCCCGATCTCACTGATCTCATCAATCAGATCGTCTTTGGGACGACTGACCCGAGTGCCGCTCCTGCGGGTGGAGTAATGGGGGCGTGTGGCCTGGATGCCGATCATGTGGTGGAAGAGAACGACCCAGGCGAGCGGCCGGCGTATCCGTTCATGACTTTTCATCTAGTAAATCCGGGCTCGGAGGTGATCTATGGCCCCCCTCACAATCCGTATCGCGAAGTAGCCGAAGACCCTGCCGACCCGGACGGCGCATTGCTTGTGTTCCGCAACGCACGGCAGATCACATTACGTCTTTACTTCTACGGTCAACAGCCCGACCAACAGCCCGAAGAGATCCGCGCTTTAGCGAATAAGGCGCAACGCTATTTGGCAACGCAGATCAACAGGGAGCTTGACTTGTTGGGTATAGCGGCACGGGTGAGCTCCGCAGGCAGTATTCGTGATGCGACTACCGTCCTAAACGAGACGCCCGAGATACGTCTCGGGATGGATGTCGAGGTGACTGTTGGCGAGATGTTCACGGTGCCAATCGGGACGTTCGAGGATGTAACGCTTGAGATGACAGATGAATCAACGGGTACGACGGAAACTACGGAGGAGATCAACGTATGAAAAAGAGGATTGTGTCGAGATACACCTATCCGGTACGACATGCGCTGCCTGACGGGAGCATCATGCTGTTAGCGCCGGGGATCAACTTAGTAGAGGACACAGTGTGGGCGCAGGCTAAGCGTGCGTCTTTCCGCCTGCGGGCGCAGATTGCGACCGGGCGCATCAAGGATGAGGGGCTGCATGCAGACTGGGTTGTCAAGCACGCGGATAGCGTAACTGCAGCGGAGGTCAATGCGCTCACCCTGAAAGGGGCAGGGCGTGTAATAGCACGCGTGAAAAAGAGAAAGGACGTTTTGGCCGGATTGCTGGAGAAGGCAGAGCGGGGAGGCCTTAAAGACGTTTTCAGAGCTGCATTGGCGACGGGGAGGTAGTGAATCATGGCATTCCAACGAATCTCAGTAACGGTAATCGACGGGACGCGACCGTTTGCAGAGGCGGCGTTCAACATTCCCCTGATCCTGGGGACGACTACGGACCCGCAGGCGGCGAAGGATACCCTGAAGGTCTATTCTTCTGATGACTTGACAGCGATCGCCCAGGACTTCCCGACCGATACGCCGGAGTATAAGGCAGCGGCGAAGTTGCTGGCGCAGGACCCGCATCCGGATCTCCTCTACATCTATTCTGTGACCCGGTCGGCCACTCCTACGCCCACGGACCTTTCCGATGGGCTAACGGCGGCGGTGACGGCGATTGAGCAGAATCATTACACACCGTTCTACTTCGTTGTGCTCACTGAGCATGAGGAAGTAGACGGCGACTTGGAGGAGGTAGCGGATTGGGTATCGGCGCGCACGAACATTCTCATTGCGGCGAATAAGGCAGGACTGACAGCGCAGGAGATCATCACGCAGGCGCAGAACATTAACTCTGACCGTGTGGTCATGGTGGCGCATACCGATCCTGACATCGAGCGACCCGACGCGGGGCTTGTCGGGTATTGGGCAGGGATGCCCGTTGGCTCAGTGACGCTTGATACCAAGCCGCTCAATAACGTGGCGGCGGCGGCCTGGACCTCAGCGGACATCGCTGCATTCATGGCCAAAGAAGCGGTTGCCGGAGCATGCATCCCCTACGTCTACCAGGGCGGGGTTCCGGTTACGGTAGGATCGTGGACCACGGCCGGGCCGTATGCGGACCTACGGCGTTGTAAGGACTGGCTGGTGGCGAAGATGGAGGAGGCCCTGTTCGGGCTCAAACTCCAGAACCCTAAGATCCCACAGACCGACCACGGCCGCCATATGGTCCAGCACGCCCTTGAGGGAGTGCTCAACCGGGCAGCGTCGATGGGGATCGTGCAGCAGCGGGCTGGTGTAGGGCGCTGGGAGATCGACGTGCCGACCCTGCAGTGGCTGGCGGACAATGACCCGCAAGCCCTTGTCCATCGCCATCTGCGGACAATTCGCATCCGCGTGTGGCCTGTCGGGGCGTGGGAAGCGTTTACGGTGCTGGTCTACCTAAACTGGGAGTCGGCATCAGCCTAAAGGAGAGGTGAACTAGCATGGGTGACTATCGTGGATACTACGATCCAGAGAAATGCACGATCACCGTCAATGGGCGGGTGATCACGGACTGGAACAGCCTCACTATCGAGTATGCCAACGACCGATGGACCGGATATGAGTCGGGTTCGGGGACGACATACATGGGAAAGAACCCGTCCCTGCGGGCGACGATCACCTTGGTCTTGCCTACAGTCAACGCGCATACCGCGTATCTGGACAACCTGGCAATGGGCGATGAGGCGTTCCCGGTGTCAGTGCTCGACGAGTCCGATTCCCGCCGAAGCGCGCGGGCGTCGAAGTGTCGCATCTCTAAGCCCGCGGCCATGAACCGACGCGGAGCGGCGGATACGGAGGAGACGTGGGTGATCGTTGCGGCCGACCTTACCTTCGGTTACGCGGGCGGGCCTGAGGACGACGTTCCGGCGATTCCAACCGAATAGTAAGAGGAGGAATAAATGAGCGAGGAGACTAAAGAGAGACAGCCCAATTTTGCTGATCTAAGCGATCCCTACGCGCACCTCAAGGATCAAGAGGTGGTGGACGTTCTCGGTGTGCCATGGGTGTTCCAGCACATGCTTGTGGCGGATCTGAAGCGCCTCGAACGGGCAGCGCGCAATCCGCGCACCGGTAACTTGGATGGAGCTCGTTTGTCGCGGTTGTTCTACGACGCTGTGGTGTTAGGACGTGCGGATGAGGGCGGGAATCTGATTCCGGGATCGAAGATCCCATACGATCAGCTCAAGGACAGGGTAGCGAACGCATTTGACGCGGCGATCACCTCCTTTCTTGGGTATACCGAATGAGGAAGTTGAGCAGTATGCGGAGATGGTGGAGAACCGGGTGGCGGCACTCCGCCTCTCCGCATTACAACACCTCGGCGAGTGGGAGATAATTTTCGCAGGATACCTCAGCTATTCAGAGGTTTGGGGGAGACGAGAGCGGGGGCTGACAGAAGAGGAAGTCCTGGAGATTCGGCTCGCCTACGACGAGTGGGATCGCCTCCGTCGCGCTTATGAAAAGTGGGATCGCGGGCATGGACCGGATGAGCCGTTCGACCGCGTTGAGTACGTTCGTAAGCGGACGCAAGAGATCGTGAAGCGGGTCGAGTAGCAGACGGATTCAAAGGGGCAGGGGACAGATGGCAGGGCGCCGGATCTCGATCATCGTTGACTCGCATGGCGTTAATCGCGTGGCACGTGATCTTGGCAAGCTTAACACTATTGGGGATCGCGTTGCCCGTACCTTTAGGACTATCACGTCGCGGATCGCCGGATTTGCTAAGTCCCTATGGCAACATAAGTTGATGATCGCTGCTGCCGCTGGCGGCATGGCGTACACGGTATTTCGTCCGTTTATGAACCTCGAATACACCCTGGCCCGCGTGCGAGTCGCGTCCGGGGCGACCGTGGAGGAGCTGGCTAAGCTCAAGGATATGGCTGCTGCCCTCGGGCGTGACACCCTGTACTCCGCGACTGACGCGGCCGAGGGCATGCTATACCTGGCCAAAGCTGGCATGAACGTCCAACAAATCTACAAGGCTATTCCCGGAGTGCTTAACGCGGCAATTGTCGAACAGCTTGACCTGGGAACGGCTGCAGATATCGTGACCGGACTCCTTAACGAATTCAAGCTGTCCGCGGACAAAGCGGGAATTGCCGCAGACGTCCTCGCAAAAGGGTCAAATCTGGCCAAGACAGACATGGTACAGATGTCGGAGGCCCTGAAGATGTTCGGGGCGGTTGCGCACGACATGGGGTACTCGATCCAGGATGCTGTGGCTATGCTTGATGTCCTGGCGGGCTCGATGATTCGCGGGACGATGGCCGGGACCGCACTGCGCACGGCGATGATGAGTTTTCAGCAGATGATCACGGGCCATGCGACCTCGGCGGCCAAGGATACGTTTAAACGCCTGGGCTTAAATCTCGACAAGATCATCAAAGATGTCAAAGCCGGAAAGCTTGACTTCCTTGGGTTCACGGCCCTCCTGCGCCAATCCGGGGCCACGGCAGGAGACCTGGCGAACATCTTTGAGAAGCGAACCGCGGCCGCGATTCTCACTCTCGGTGACGCGGTTAACACTGCGTTCCCGACCTTAGTTAAGGCCCTGGAGGACGCAGAGGGCTACTCGGCGGAGGCTGGGGCGGTCATGGAGCATACCTTATGGGGGCAAATCCAACAGATCAAGTCGTCCATTCAAACGATGACCAACGCGATTGCCGAGACGTTTGCCCCGGGCATCGAGGACTTCCTCGAGCATACCATGCGCCCGAAGATCAACGAGATCACAGAGGCATGGCAAGAGGGCGGGGATACCTGGCAGGAGAAGCTAAAGAACGTATGGGATACCCAGCTCAGGCCTGTGATGGAAGAGGGCTTGGCCTCCATCAAACAGGCAATTGTCGATTGGACGCCAAAGCTGGCAAAGGCAATGGGGACGCTAGCCTCGGAGATGGTGGTCCCGTTGGCTACAGGATTAGCACAAGGCATTGGCGACTTGTTCAAGACAGCAGGGGAGGGCTGGTGGGCAGCGATCAACAAGTATATTGGGGCTCCGGTCGCAAACTTCTTTGGTAAGACGTTGCCCGAGCATGCCAAGGGCTTTGCGCTCAACACGTGGGGCTGGTTAACCAAAAGAGAATACGGGCCGCAAGGGCTGGCAATATCCCCCGACTGGATGCTTCCTGAGGGGATGAGCATTGAGCCGCTCTACCAGAGCCCGCTCCAGCCTGCCCTTCCACCACTTCCACAGCCTGCGCCCGCGGCGCATATCCCTTCTACCCGCGAGGTCGACATGCTGCGCACAGAGGTCGAGCAGCTGCGCGAGGCGACCGAGGACAACACGGCGGCGGTCACTGAAAACACAAGCGCGCGAAGCAGCTCGTCGTTTTGGTCACAAGCGGGCAAGACGCTGGTTGATTGGGGTGTGCAACTTATCCAGAAGGGTGGGCAGCAATTCCTCGGCAGCCTAGAGGGAGTGTTGATCGGCGCGGTGACCGATCCGGTGACCGAAGCACTGAAGAACTACCTTGGCCCGACCATGACCAAGCTCGAACAATTCGCTGGCTCCACACTGCACATCCTCGACCCGCTAGTGGCGATCTTTAACCGTGGACTCGACGTGCTCACCGACATCTTTGGCGGTCCTCCGTATACAGAGGGGCGGTACACAGGCGCAGGGGCTTACCAGTATGCGTATGCGGGGGGGGCAAGCGCACCAATGGCCGCGTCAGCAAGTGGCTACTCGGCAGCCCCTTGGGGCGGGGTGAACGCCGAGTCGAGTGTGCATATCGAACACCTTGAGATTCACGGCCCTCGCGAGGATGTGGGTGATGAAGTAGTAGCCGAGCTGGCGCGGTACGAGGAGATGACTACGCGCCAGATGGCACGAAGCTTGCAGATGGGAATGCTGAAGCGTGAGGCAATGGAGAGGTAGAAGATGCACAACGCAATCTTAGAGGACGAGCAAACGGGCGAGAAGGTCTTGCTGTGGGCGGTCTTGTCCGAGAAATTGCGGTTCCCGAATAAGATATCGAGCGAGCCGATTGAGATCACCTCGCAGGACGTTGGCAAGGCTTTGGCTGATCATATCCATCACGAGCCGCTGATTCTGGATGTCGTGGCGGATTTCGTCGGCGAGCCAGGCGTCCAGGGCGCGGGTGGCCCCGGATATGAAATCGAGCAGTACAACAAGCTCGCCAACTTCTCCAACCGCGATACGACATTCAAGTGGACGAGCTACATGTTTGTCCAGCAGACGGCCTATTCGCAGATCATCCAGCCCGGACTAGCAATCGGCGGCCTGGGGATGGCAGAGTTTTCCGCGATCAAAAGCAACAAGAAGCCGATCAACATCATCGGGGCGCGAATCAGGTTCCAATCGATTGTGTTCACAGGTGGCGGGCATCCCGTCGATTCGGAGGACGTCTGGGACCGTGGGCGCCAGTCATTGGATGATACCGGAGTTTCTCCTTGGGATCTCTTTTCGGCTGCGGCAGGTACCTATGCGGGATACATGGCGGGCGCGGCGGCCGTAGCGGCAGGCATATCGGCTGGCTGGGCAATCGCGATCGGGGCGGGGGTTGCGGTCTTGGCCACTGGCGCTGTCTCTGTGCTGGGATCACTGCCTACAATGGTGGGGTCCGTTCCCTACCAACGGTTCGTTACCAGGGTGGATGGCAAGGACCTTGAGATCGGTCTGCGGAGCAACGAAGACTTCGGGATCGTCACGTTCTCTGTAGGCTACAACGGCGAGCTGCTGATCAACGAGCGCCGCGTGGTGTACGGCGAGGATCTCCTTGCGGGGAACACTTCCTCAGTGCTGCGCGGATTGCACATTGTCCCGCTTGACCCATCCGGCCACGAGACTGTGGTCACCCCGGAGAACCTCGGGCGGTCGGTGAAACTGTGGGTGCTCAAGGAGGCCTAGGATGGCAAAGCCGGTCAAGGCGTTTCGCCCTGAAGGCGGCGGTTGGCGGATCAAGATCACGACCGCGGGTGGCCAGGAGTTCTTCTCGCAGGAGCAGTTACAGCCGCGCCGTGGGCGGGACAGCTGCGAGGCCAAGTACCTGATCCGCTTCCACTTTCCGTTTGACATCTCTTCCGACTCCAACGTTGGCGATATCTGGATCTACAACGTGCGCAAGGAGACGATCGAAGCGTTCAAGCGTGGAGATCTCGTTAAGGTGGAGGCGAGCTACCAACCGTTTGCCAAATACCGCGAGCTGCTGATCGAGGGGACGATCGAGGACGCGCTCGTCGATGAGGTAGACAAGGCAACGCGGATGCTCCACGTCAAGATCGGAGACACGACTGACATCTGGCCGGTGGCGGTAGCCTCAAAGCTATACGGGCCTGGGATCAAGGCGTCGGTGGTCGCGCGCGACCTGATTGCTGCCCTCAGTCTACCGATCGGGATGATGGATCCGAAAGAGGATCCGGTCTACCGCAAAGGACTGTCTCTCGTGGGCGCGGTGCGCCCCGAGCTCGAGATGGTGGTGCGGGATATGAAGTCGAAGCTCCACATATCGCGGCGCCAGGTGTACATCACCCCGCCGGACAAAGGGGTGCCGTCTGGGGTGATCTTGAACCCGAAGAATGGCCTGTTGAGCGCTAAGCCGACCTTAGCGGTTGCGGAGGATATGCAGTACATCGCCGCTGTCACTGGCGAGGAGCACCCGTACCTGTATGAGATCAAGGCCTTGCTTACTCCGAAGCTGTGGAGCGATTCGGAATTCACTGTTGAATCGGATGACCTAAGCGGGGAGTTCCGCGTCTTGCGCGGCAGTCACGACTGTAACGGACGCGACTTCCTGACGACGGTATGGGCGGTGGAGATATGAGGGAGAACATATCGGTACTGCTACGGCAACTAATCGAGGCGCGGTTGGAGCGGGTGCATACCTGGCTCCCGGCCCGGATCGTGGAGTTTGACCACGAGAAGCTGCGTGCGACGGTCGAGCCGACGATCAAGAAAGTGGTAGGGCCGGACGGGCACGAGACCAAGCTTCCATACCCGTTAATCCTTGAAGTTCCAGTGGATGTTTTGTTGACCAAGTACTTTGTTATCCGCCCCCCGTACAAGGAGGACGATACTGTGTCCATCGGTTTCTATGAACGGTCGGTGGAGGAGATCCTACGCGACATCGAGCAGCGCGATCCGAAGTTCTCCCGCAAGCACCACTTGAAGGACGCGATCGTTGTCCAAGGGCGAATGACGGACAAGGAGGGCAAAGCGCGCCCGCTTCCGTCTGGATGGGATGAGGAGCTGATCATCCACGTTCGTGAGACCGGGACGGCGATCAGGTTGGACAAAGAGGGGAACATCGGGATCCAAGTTGACCCGGGCCGCAAGCTCTATCTTGGACCGGGAATTATCAATGGAGACATGGAAGCGATCGCGGTGGATGGCGCAATCCTGGGGACGCGGCACAAGGCATGGGTTGATAACCATGTGCACTCCGGAGTGGTGCCTGGTGGAGGAGTAAGCGGTCCACCAACGACTCCGAGCCCTGAGGTGAGCAAGCATGTGTTCGTAGGGGAGTAAAGAATGCCGGTAGAAACGTATCCGACGACATCATTTGCGCTGAAGCGCACAACCCGCGCTGGGGTGTTGGGCACGGTGTTTGATCTTGCGCTCGGCGAGGATGGCGGGCCGTTGCTCGCCGAGGGAGCAAAGGAGCTGCAGCAGGCAGTGGCGCTACGATTGCTGATGGTGCGCGGCGAAGCATGGGAGGATACTGAGTGTGGCCTTCCCTGGCATGAGCTGATGGGGATGAAGCCCCCAAACAGGGAGTATCTCCACCATGAGCTCCTGCAAGAGCTTCGCAAAGAGCAAAGGATCGTGCAGGTAGACCAGCTCGGGGTCACCGACGACCCAGCGCGGCGACGGGTGAGCGTGACCGCGTACGTGACCACGCGCAATGGTGAAAAGGTGAAGGTAGAGCTATGAGTGTAAGGATAGCAGGAGAAGACTTTGGAGTGTTGGCGACCGGGTTCAAGCGCCCGACCAAGGCTCAAATCCTTGAGCAGAAACGAATAGATGCGATCGAGCAGTTCGGGCCGCATGTTGACCTCTCTGCGGCCTCTCCACTTGGGCGCTGGCTAGCAGCAGAGGCGGAGCGCGAGGACGCCTTATGGCGCGCACTCGAGGAGCTGTACTACGCCGGATATATCCCGACCGCAGAAGGGGATGCCCTGTCGCTCAAAGCGGCCGAGATGGGGATCGTGCGGCGGAGCGCGGCGTACGCCACAGGCATTGTCACGTTCACCGGAGATGCAGCGACGGTCATCCCGGAAGGAATTGTGCTGCAGGCGACGAGCGGCGCCCTGTTCGAAACGATTGAGCGGGCGGTGATCCCGGCGTGCGGCTACGTTGACGTAGCGATCCAGGCGCAGAGTGCAGGATCGGCGGGGAACGTGGCCGCAGAGACGATCAACACGATCGTCAACCCAATCTCCGGGGTGGACAGCGTGACCAACCTGTACGACCCGGGGACTACCCTGCTTCTTGGCCAGAACGACCATGGGACGATCGCGCTCGCCGCGGACGGGTTGAAGAACGACTATCAGCTCGTGCGGGTAGATGATATCCGTCATCCGCACAAGCTCGAGGATATCACAGTCCGGGTGCGCAACGACGCCGAGCCCACGCAGGCGCTGTTCAACTTTCATATCGAGATCATAGACCACGCGAACGGTGAGCTGATCGGGCGGACCGAGACGCAGACGTTCACCCTGGACGCCGGCGAGGAGAAGACCGTTCAGTTCACGGACCAGGGGTTCGACGTGCATGACGTGATGGGGGAATACATCCGCGTTGTGTTCGTGAACGAAGAGTCAAGTGAGTCGCCGCTTGGCTTGGTGTACGACGACGGGAACCAGTACCAGCGGGGAGCGCTGTACCTCAACACAGTGGAACAGCCGGGATACGACGCAGTAATCACTCTCACCTCACGGCTGCCAGGCAAGACGTCAGGCGGAACAGACGGCGAGACTGACCCCGAGCTCCGCTTTCGCTATCGGATGACGGCGGCGACCTTTGGCTCGGCGACCGCGGAGGCGATTCGCTCCCAAGTTTACCGCGTGGAGGGTGTCAAGTCCGTCTCGGTGCGCCAGAACCGAATGGATTACGAGGTTGACGGCATGAACCCCCACTCGGTCGAGGTGACGGTCTACGGGGGCGATCCCGACGATATCGGCCAAGCTTTGATGGAGTCCGTCCCAGCAGGGTGCGAGACCCTGGGCTCGTCAGCAGTCACAGTGTATGACTCAGTTGGCCAGGCACACGTCTACCGGTTCAACAAGGCGTCGCGGGTGAATATCTACGTTGACGTCACGCTCACAGTGGACGGCACGTTCTCCCACGATCTAGGTAGTACTACCCTGAAAGATACCCTGATTGGGTACATCGGCGGGGAGGATAGCGAGGGTACGTTCCATATTGGCCTGCTACCCGGGGAGGACGTGATCTACCAGAAGATCGTTGCCCTGGTAATGGCGGTTGACGGGGTGGTCGATGCTGTGGTCAAAGTCGGCAAAACAGCATCCCCGACGGGCACGGAGAACATTACGATTGCCTCCAACGAGGTAGCGGAAACGAAGGTTGATCTGATCACGGTGACGGTGAAATAGTATGGCGGAGCTGCAAGAGCTGTTAGCGCGACTGGGGCATTACTACGCCAACGATGAGGGATCCAACATTGCCCGGCTTCTGCGCTCGCATGCCAACCGGATCGACGAGATCCGGGAGGCGCTGAAGACGATCCGCTTGAACCGCTACCTGGACACGGCGGAGGGCTACTCGCTGGACCTGATAGGGCATAAGCTCGGTGTGGGGCGAGAGACGGGCGAGACCGATGAAAAGTACCGCTGGCGATTGAGGTTGGAGATCATGATCCTAACCTCCTCCGGCACCCTGGAAGAGGTGCGTGAGATCATCTCCGAAGCGTTACACATCCGCCCGGACGCAATTCTTATCTACAACAACGAGGCACCGTCGCAGGGGATAACGTGGCTCCCTTACTTTTGTGAAATCTCCCTTAACTACGGAGTCCTATTGTTAGGTGGAGAGAGCTATTTGTTCAAGTTTTCGGACGATCCGACGGTCTCGACGTATGAGAGCAAGCGAGGATTCGATAGCGGGCGCTGGCGGGCGGAAAATAAAACGCGCGTGGAGATACTGGC